TTGCCGACTTCACCGTTGGCTATGGCTGGGAATATGGACCGTGTAAATGATGTAATGTCGTTTATGCAGATATCACAATCATTAGGTCCAGTTGGTCAGACATTAGTTAAACAAGATGCTGTCGGAGACTACCTGGCTGATTTATTGTCGATACCAGCAAATTTAAGAACTACGCCACAGGAACGGGTGCAGATGCAACAGCAGATGATGGCTACAGCACAGGCTATGGCAGAACAACAGGGAATGGATACAACACAAATAGAGGAAGCAGTTAATGAGCCAAGCTGATCGAATAACGTCAATTAATGAGCCTGGTTGGGATGGCGTAAATGCCAATGACCAGGCAATGAAAGTACAAAATCAAAAACTACAATCAGAACTGGACAAGTTCTTTTTTGAGACTTTTAAAACTGAACCAGGTCAAAAGTTAATGCATTATTTACGGAACCGATATTTAGAACAGCCGTGTTTTGTGCCTAATGCCGATCCTTCTTATGGCTATTTAAGAGAAGGACAGAACAGCATTATTCGGGAAATAGAACTAAGAGTGAGGAGAGCAAATGAGCCAAGATAGTCAAGAAGCTGTACAGGAAACCCCTGTAGAAGATAAAGGTCTATTAGCAAATATGAGGGCTGAAGAACCAGCAAATGAAGATAATAAAGAAGAAGGCATAGAGCATAAAGCAAAAGACCCTGTAGCAGAAAGACCCGAAAATATTCCAGAAAAGTTTTGGGATAAGGAAAAGGGTGAAGCCAGGATTGATGATGCTTTTAAATCTATTAGCGAACTAGAAAAAAAATTATCTCAAGGTAAACATAAAGCACCAGAGGAATATAATTATGAAGTATTGGATAAAAATGGTTGGACTAAAGATGATCCAGTTGTGGGAAAATTTACGGAATGGTCCAAGCAAAACAACATTAGTCAAGATGACTTCAACGAACTTGTCACCCAAGTCATCGAAATCGCTGGACAAGGCGAAGAGCAAGAAAAAGTCAATTCGGAAGAAGAGCTTAAAAAATTAGGTAATAACGGTAAGGCTGTTATAAAGCAAAACTTAGATTGGATTGATGGCAAAGTTAACCAGGGTGTATTTTCTAAAGAAGAAGGTGAATTGATGGATACCTGGGGCAATACGGCTCAAGGCATAAAATTAATTTCTAAACTTAAAAATTTATCGGGTGACTTATCCCCTATTCCATTGGTTGACAGCGTAGACGTTAAAGAAAGCGATGATGACTTTACAGCTAGAATGGATAGTATGATGGGCGATGAACGCTATGGTAGTGATCCAGATTATACTAGAAAGGTAGAAAAAGAATTTCATATTCGGTACGGCAATTAAAAGCATATTTCCTCCTAATCAAAACTTGGTGGGTAAGTAGCTGTACCGATTATACTTACTCACCATTTTTTTTATTGTACAAACTCTAAAGGGTATGCTATGGATTAAGTGTACTACAACTCATTCGAGCAGTACTGGCTATGCAGAAATGCATCGTTGCGTTAGCGTGTAACGAAGTCCAAGGCAGTATATCTATACTATAACCTACTGGCGTTTAACTTAAATTTTAACAATAAAGAGGGAAAATCCTATGAGTACTGGATTATCAACAGCCTTCATACAGTTATTCGATGCAGAGGTTAAACAAGCCTATCAAGGTTCTGCTGTTTTAAATAACGTATGTAGGATGAGAACTGGAGTAGTTGGTTCAACAGCTAACTTTCCAAATGTGGGAAAAGGACAGGCTACTGTTCGTACACCACAGACAGATGTTGTTCCATTAAATACATCTTTTGGCACAACTTCCGTTTCGTTAACTGATTATAACGCTTCAGAGTACAGCGACATATTCAATCAGCAAAAGGTAAATTTTGACGAGCGTAGAGAATTGGCTTCTGTAGTCGGTAATGCGATTGGTAGAAGGCAAGACCAGGTAATTATTGATGCTTTATCTTCTGCATCTGCTGGAACAACTGTGGCAAACACGGTGGTTACAACAGGTTCGGCTACAGCTTCAAATCTAAATGTTGGTAAAATATTATCAGCAAAGAAAGCCCTGGATGCGAAAAATGTTCCACCAACGGACCGTCATCTTGTAATTCACGCAAATAACTTGTCTGGATTGCTTGGCGATGAAAGAGCCGTAAGTGGAGATTATCAAAATCTGAGAGCATTAGTAGCTGGAGAAATTAATAGTTTCTTAGGCTTTTCTGTTCATATGATCGGTGATCGTGACGAAGGAGGTCTTGCTATAGACGGAAGTTCGGATCGAATTTGCTATGCATTTCATAAGATGGCAGTTGCTTGTGCAGTTGGCATTTCTCCTAAGACAGAGGTTAATTATGTTCCAGAAAAAACTTCTTTCTTAGTAACTTCAATGTTGTCTATGGGTGCATCTGTAATTGATACAGACGGTCTTGTAGACGTAACCTGTAGGGAGTAGTAAAATGGCTTTTGCAAGAAGTGGATGGTCTCCATTAGGTGGACAGGCTAAAGCTGGAACAACTCCAGCATTATATGTCTATACAACAACCGAAGCACATACTGCTGTAGATGCTTCTGGGTACTTTAATGATTTATCTGACACGCTAAGTGTCGGAGATATGATTATTGTACACGGAGCAACTGGTGGTACTAGAACTGTAACGATGCATATCGTTGTTTCAAATGCTAGTGGTGTAGTTGATTGTGGCGATGGTACTGTGATTGGTGCTGTCTCTGATAGTGACTAAATAAAATTTGGGGAAGGACTGAGTTTCCCGATTAGCTTTCTCCCCTTCCCCAACCCTATAACGGAGTTTTTAAATGGCTTCTGGTGATACAGACGTTAAAATTTGTAACAAGGCACTTTTATTATTAGGTGCTGGTGCTATCAGCAGTTTTTCAGATGGCTCGACACAGGCAACAGCCTGTTCAACTCTTTATCCCGATATTAAAAAAACAACTTTAGGAATGTATCCCTGGAGCTTTACGGTTGCTAAAGCAACATTAACCAGGCAGACAGCAACACCGAATAATGAGTGGACCTATCAATTTACATTGCCTAACGATATGCTTAACGGGGTTCCACGGGCTGTAAGGACATCTAGTTCTGCTGGATCACCTATTTATAAGAATTGGGAAATAGCCCAGGCATCAGACGGTACGGCTGTTTTAATGACAGAAAGTACAACGATCTACATAGATTATCAAAAGGCTGTTGGTGAAACTTTGATGCCACATTATTTTGTTAATCTTTTAGGCTACCAAATGGCTTGGCATTTAGCCGAAGTAATCACGGACCAGACTACCAAATCGCAATACTGGAAAGAAATAGCCCTGGGTACTGTAACCGAAAATCTTAGAGGTGGTTTTTTTAGACAAGCCTGTAACATAGATGCTGGTGGTCAAACACCGTCAGTTGTTGGCGATTATCTATTAACGGATGTTAGATGAGCAGAGTAAGACAATATCAAAGCAATTTTACGATAGGTGAGATTGACCCGTTATTGCGTGGGCGTGTTGATATTGAGCAGTATTATAGCTCTGTAGAAAAAGCTAAGAATGTTATATTTGAACCCCAGGGTGGTTTTAGCCGTAGACCTGGATTAAAATATGTTGGCGATCTTGGTACACCTGGTGTAACGGATGCTATTCGTTTAATCCCATTTGAGTATTCCACAGGGCAAACTTATTTGCTTTTACTAATGCTGACATCAGCGACAAATTTACGTTTAACGGTATATAAAGACGGAGTTTTACAAACTAACTTAAATGGTTCGGGTAACAACTATGTGGACCGTACAGTATCTACTTTTACAGCAACTAATTTAAGAGGTTTAAGTTACACACAAAACGCTGATACAATGATTTTAACGCATCGTGCTACTGCACCATTTACTATTGTAAGGGGTGCTGGTGATACAAACTGGACCATAGCTAGTATAACTTTTGAAGGCAAACCACAGGTAAAGCCGAGTGTATGGGGTGGTAGTTTTACAACATTTGGTGGTACATCAATTACTAGTAGTCCAACGGTTACCCTTTCAGCAACATCGGGTGTTGCTAAAGCTACATTTTCTAGTACTGCTTATGGAGTATCAGTTTTTGAAAATGATAGAATTATTGTTACACAGCCTAAAGGTTTTGGCAGTTGCGAAGTAGTTGATATGCTTTCTAATACAGAAGCCAGAGTAAATATATTAATACCATTTCATTCAACAGATGCCATAAATGCTAGTGATTATAGTATTGAGTCAGAATGGTCTGACAACTGGAATGGTAATAGTGGGTATCCACATACTTGCACATTTCACGAAGGAAGATTGTATTTTGGTGGTACGTCTGTTGAGCCAATGACATTATGGGGTTCTAAAGTTGGTGATCCTTATAATTTCAGACCAACAGAAGGTTTAGATGACGATGCTTTCCAGGTGACGTTAACAACAGACAAAGTTAATACGATTACTGCTTTACGCTCTGGAAGAGACTTGCAGATATTTACTACTGGTGGTGAGTTCTTTATTCCCCAGGCAGATTTAGACCCTATTACACCTTCCAATGTGGCTGTTAAAAGCACAACTAAGAGAGGTGCAAAACCAAATATAAAACCAGTTGCTACTGAAGGTGGTACATTTTTTATTCAACGCCAGGGTAAAGCTCTTAGAGAGTTTTCTTTTTCAGATGTTGAATTATCGTATGTTTCTCAAAATGTCAGCGTACTAGCTTCACATTTAATTGTTGACCCATTAGCTATGGCTATAAGACCAGCTACCGACACAACAGAAGGCGATCTGCTTATGATTGTAAACGGTACAAGTACAACGGGCTATCGTTCTGCCAGTTCTGGTTTGGGTGGCAAATTAATCTTTTATATGATTAACAAACAGCAAAACATTGTAGCTCCATCATTTGCCGAAACTGATGGCACTTTCATAGATATTGGGGTTGATCTTGATACAATCTACGTTGTTGTAAAAAGAACTATTAATTCAGCGACAAAATATTACCTGGAAGTATTTGATGATGATTATACTACCGATAGTTCGGTTCAGAAAACGAGCAGTTTTAGTGGAACCAGTTATAATCTAGTAGCTCATTTAAACGCTAAGACAGCCAAGGTTATAAGGGATGATATCGTTGAGAGTGATGTAACGGTAAACTCTTCTGGTACAATTACAACATCAGCACAGCCCTCATCTTATATAGAAGCTGGTCTGGATTTTACGGTCCAGGTTATCACCAATCCAGTAGAACCTAGATTGCCCGATGGTGTTTCTATCAGCCAGAAGAAACGTATATTAGAAGCAACTCCCCTTCTCTATCGTACACAGAATTTAACCATTAATGGTTTTGAAGTTCCATTGCAGACATTACCTTATTCTGGTGGTGGAGCTGTACCAACTATTACGGGTATGAAAAAGATGCACGGATTAACGGGTTACGATACCGATGCAAAATTAACAATTAGTCAATCAAAGCCAGTATTCTTTACGGTGCTGTCTGTTGATTTTAAATTAGCGTTAGGATTATAGATGGCAACTTATGTAGCGATAGCATCAGCAGTAGTTAGTGGAGTAGCTAGTTATAGGTCTAACCAGGCAAAATCCGATCAACTTAAAGCTGAAGCTAAACAAGCCGAGATACAAGGCAGAGCCGATGCTGTAGAATATAAAAGGCAAAGTGTAGAAGTAATGCGAAGAATGAACGCTGTTATATCTGCCAATGTTGCCAGGGCTGGAGCTAGAGGTTTAGCCCCTTATTCAAGTGGTGGCGTAACAGAATTAATAAATAATTATAACCGAAGATACGCATTAAAGGATGTTATTGCATTAAGACAAAATGCGAAGATGGCTAAAGGAATGGCACAATACCAGGCTGGTCAATACAGAGCATCAGCTAATACGGTAATGAAGATAGCTCCGTTACAATTTTTATCAACTGTTGGTCAAGGGTTTACACAAGCTGAAATGATTGGTGGACCTAATGCACCTAGTACTGTCTTAAAGAAGATATTTTAATGGCTGAAGAACTACAAAGATATAATTCCCAGGGTGTACAAATAAGAGTACCTAAAGTAGATTTTACTGCTTCCAAGGTCCAGGCACAAACAATGGCATCATTGTCTCAATCCCTAGACAGAATGAGCAATTACTTTTTTAGAATAGCTGAAGGTCAAGCTAAAATACAAGGTGCTGAATACGGTGCAGAAAATGCTCCAACAAAGGATCAGATAAAAACTAGCATAGAAAGTGGTGAGCAAATAGACGTAGTTGGCGATCAAACAACAGTATTTGGTCAATATGCCCGTAATGCATCATTAACGGCTGTCACCGATGAAATAGAATATATGATGAGCCTGGAAATGTCTAAGACGATAAAGGCGTTTAATGACAGTTTAGATGAACCTGGCTCTGATGCTGACTACGAACCCGATAAATTGTTAGATAAATTAAAAGCCATTGTTGAAGGTCATTCATCAGCCTTAGACGATGTATCACCAGGTACAGCCCGTAAGCTACGAGCATCGGGTGGTATAAAGGCTAATGCTAAATTTGTGAGCTTTGCTGATAAATGGTCCAATAATGAATACGCTAAATCTAAATCACAGTTTTTTGCTAAAATAGAAATGGATGATAATGAATTATTTGATTTAATATCAGCTAATGCAAACGATCCTCAAATGTTAGATTTTTTGATTACGTCATTTAAAAACAAAAGATTAGCCGAAGGTTCTACTTTTAAACTATCACAGGGCGAATTGCAGAATATAGCCAATAACTTTGATACAAACCTTAAAAAAGTAGCAAACAAAATAATGCTGGATGAAATATTAAAATCAGAAGCCATCCCTGGTATGCAAGGTAAAATGCTGGAAGAGCTACTTAAAAATTCAGAGAGCCGTAATGTTTCAATGGCTATGGCATCTGGTTTAAATATATTAGAACAATTAGGTGAAAGCCGAAGTGACATAGTTAAAAACCTTTTTAACGAACATCAGAACAAAGTTAACTTTGATCAAAACCAACAAATAAATAAAATAAATAACAACGTCAGAGAAGTTAAAGATGTTCTAGGACAGGCTGTCACAAAATGGCTAAGGGGCGAAACAGAAGAAGCAGAAATGTTAATGGGGGATTATATCAACGCTAACGGTGGTGTTATCTTAGAAGGCACAGGATCACAAATAGAACAATGGGCTAAATTTAAAGAAACACAAAATAGTGCAGACGTTGATGATGTTAACGAAATAGTTATTCGTCTTGAAGCTATGGGAACTAACCTTACAACTGAGGATGTATTAAAAGAATTTAATGCTGGTAATCTTTCTAAAACAACAGCTTCTGGTTTAATTAATGATGCTCAGAGCTTTGCTGACCAAAAATATAAACGAGCCATAAAAAATGTTATTTATAAAGCGTTTCAGTTTGAAGAAAACGTATTAATTTTAGACCGTAAAGGTAAAGCTAAATTAAACATAGAATTGAAGAATGAAGCTCAAGCACAAATAGGTGCAATGTATGAACAATCATTAATTGATGGCACAACACAATCTATTGTTTGGTCAGCAGAAGCTAAAAAAATTGTTGATAACTTAAATACAGGGTTAAAGCCAGAAATAGAACTAAAGGAAAAAAATAAATCTGTAAGTGTTATAAAAGCTATTTTACCACAAGTTGATGACGTTCAATTTAAAAACAAATTTCAAGATTTAAAAGCTGAAAATATTACTGAAGATCAAATTCAGTTGATGCTTAACACTCTTATGAAAGTTCGAGGGGAAATAGATAGCCCTACTGCGAAACCTAGTGGTGGTTGGTTTAGTGATGCACCAGCCGACCCAATACCGTCTTATATAAGAACATTAACTAAAAAATCTAAAGGTAAGACAAATCAACTAGACAGCCAAATAAGCATTTTAAAAGAAACTTTAAGCCTATATAGCGATGACTAATTTAATTGAAGAATATTTAAAAAGCCAGGATATGAGACAATACGGTAGTGATGTAAGCGTTATGCCTGGAGAGAACGGTAACGTAATTAGTCCTGGTACTTTTCCTGGGGATATATTTGGTCAAAATGTAGAGATGACCAATCAAACATCAGAGCAGATGCAAGAGAATATAACAGCATCACAGAAAAATACAGACTTTGGCAATGTGTTTGTCGGAGGTGCTAGAGATGCTATCGAAGGTGCTGGTGAAACAATATCTGATATAGGTAATTTTATTGGCTTAAAAATACCACCACCACGCTTACCCGAAGTAGATAAACCAGAAGGTGCAGTAAATAATATTGCCAGGGGTTTTGTTCAGTTTGGTGTCGGAATGTTAGCTTCACCCGTTAAAGGATTTAGTACAGCTAAAAACATTATAAGAGGTGCATTTAGTGACAGCTACTTTAATCCAGAAGAAGGTGGGTTTATTACCTTTATGAGAGAGTTGGGTGTAGGACCCGAAGTATTAGAAATATTTGATACCCGTGTAGGTGAAGATGCTTCTGCTTATGAACGTCTACAAGGTCGATTAGGAAACGCTGTAGAGGGTGCTGTACTAGGTGGTATTGTTGATACTATAAGACATATAAAGCAAACCCCTCAACTGCTTGAAAAAGCCCGTAATAGTATTATACAGGCTGGTAAAAATGCTGAAGCTAGAATGGCTGAAGGTGGTGTTCAATTAAATACGGGTATGGACCCCGATCCTCTCATAGCTGGTGCTGGTAAATTAGTAAGTCGTGCTGTTGGTCCAGGTGGACAGGATTATATAGGTTTTTACAGTAAACTTACAGATGAGATAAAAAACTTACCAGATGGCACAAAAGGCAGTTTTGAACAATTAAGAGCCACATTAATAAACAAAGGTGCTAAAGATGATGAGCTTTATTGGACAGGCTTTGACGATTTTTTTGAGGGTAGAACAGATATAACAAAAGCAGAAATGTTAGAGTTTGCAGAAAAAAATCGTATAGAAGTAGAAGAAGTTGTTAAGACAGGAACCGATGCTGATACTCAATTAACATTTGGAAATCAAAGAAACCTTACACCACAAGAAGCCCACGGAGAAAATCATTTAGAGGAACTAGCTGAAGAAATATTTACTGATGAAGAATACAAATATAATGACCCTGGAAATCCAGGAGTTACATACCCACCTAGTATGGATAATGCTAGAGTTGATGCTGAAAAAGAATATTACAAGGACCCAATAGTACGCAGAACAGATACTAATACAGGCTTAGTTATTCAAGGGAATGATGTATATGGTTACAATCTTTATGAAAATGAAGAAAAATCTAAAAGTTACAAAAATGCTTTATTTAGCGAACAAGCGTTAGATTTAAACGAAATTCAAATACAAGCAGAACAATATGCTAGAGAAAACGATTTAATAAAATTTGATAACGAAGTAACAAGGTATAGTCAGTATACTGAACCTGGTGGCGAAAACTATCGAGAAATAGTATTAACTGTTCCAAACCTAAACAGGCAAATTTCACCATCGAATGAAGTTTCTCCTAGTCATTTTCCAGATGATGAAGGATATCTATTACATATAAGAACAAAGGACCGTTATGTCAGAAATCCAAGTGACCCATTAAACCAAAAAAAGATTTTATACATTGAAGAATTACAAAGTGATTACGCTAAGAAAAGAGATGAATTTGGTTTAAGAGAAGGTACTGACGAATACGAAAATGCCAAAAAACTTTTAATGGATGCGAGAAAAGAAGCTAACGAAATTGCTGAAAAATTTGGTTTACAAAATGTACCGTTTCCAATGGGTGAATATAGACCAGGTAATTTAGAAACAACAGACTATATATATGAAAGATTTAGACAAACAAGAACTGAAAGAGGTGCAGAAGAACTTGGAACATATTTAACATCAATTCCACCTTTTGAAGTTATGGAAAGGTTGAAAGAATTATCTCGTATTGATAATACAAATAAAAAATTAGTAAACCCAGATATCTTAGAAGCACCATTTGTAGATAGTGATAATAAATGGGTCCAGATGTCTATAAAATATATGATTAAAAAAGCTATTGATGAAGGATATGATGGAATAGCTTGGACAAGTGGTGATGTACAAGTCGCTAGATACCCGTCAGCTTATAGGTCTGATATATTAAAATTAGATATTACGTTGCTAGAAAAAGGCGTTAATGATCCTAATAAACCTATTTATATGGTTAATGAAGCATCTGGACCAGGCTATTCGACATTGATGTCACCAAGGGCTGTATCTGAAAACGAAATAAAAAAGATGTTTAGCGAAGAATTATCTAATAAGATTATTGCAGATGGTAAAGCACAATTTGATGAAACTTTAGAAGCATCAAGAAATATTATCTACAATAATCCTGGTGGTCAATTTACTAGGCAAGGTATGAACAATCAGTACGATAAAATATTACCAAGTAATTCAAAAGAAGTTGTAAAAAAATTAGACAAGTCAGCAAAGGTAGAAGTGTTACAAGTCGGTGGTTTTACTGAAGGTTATTACGAAGATAGACTAGGCATAATCTTTACCGATAAAATGAAGAATAAAGCAAATGTTAGTGGACAGCCGTTATTTACTGGACCAGCAGTAGCTACGGCTGGTGGTGCTGGAGCTATGATGGCAAATCAAGAAGGAGCATCAGATGTCAATACCAACAACTGATTTAGATAAATTATCTGCAAACATTATTAGCCCACCTTCTGATCCTTCAGAAGTAACATCTCCTGTTGATCCTAATGCAAATCTTGTTGATGAAGTTACTGATGCTGAAAAAGAATTAAACGCTTTACCAGAAAATGATGGAATACAATTAGCAAGTGCTAGTGGTGGTAAAGAAATTATTAAAGGCATTATTAAAAAAGTAACAGATGCAACGTCTGAAGCTGAAAAGAAAGTTTACGGTAATATTAATCAAAAAGATTTAGTTGTTGATATGGGTGATAGTTTAATTATTAAACCAGCCGACAACATAGAAATAGAAGATTTTAAATCTCTTTTATCTGAAGGAGATGAAAAAGCCCCTGGCATAAATATGTTTAAGTTAGGTAAAGACTTAACGTCTGATGAAAGTA